ACTTCTACACCTAGAGCTTCATACAATGCACGATCTGCTGCTGTAGTCTCAAACGGGAGACCTCCCTGTGGTGTAGTGTCATCATCCGATCCGCCATCATAGGGTGTAAACATAGGGCTATCATAGAAGGATATGCCTGAGTCGCCATCATCATCAGAACTACCGCCACTAGGTAAGTCTGCACCAGCACCAGAGAACAGATTAGCAATGCTCTCAAAGAAGCTAGGCTCATCATTATTATCATCGTTAGCTGTAGGGTTAGATGTACTACTCATAAGCCCTGATGAGGTAGATGCGGTTGGGTTACCGTAGCCTTCTGAGCCACCTAAGTTACGAGGATCACTACCTGCAGAACTTGTAATACCTTGTGTGTTATAATTGGGCATGTCTTTATCCTTAAGAGAAGATGATGTCTGCAGCGTTAGAAGCAATAGCACCCATGAACGTACCTGCAGCAGCGCTAAGAGCCGAACCACTGTCATCATCTGCACCTTCGCTTATGTTAGCTACAGCAATCTTAGCATCCCTGTCTTTATCATTCTCTGCAGATTGCCAAGCCCAAGCCAGAGTATCACGCTCACGCTGTATGGCATTGTTGTAACCTGTCATGGTAAAGTTATTAGCAGCCTGTGCAGCATCACGGTTTGCTTGGTTCTGTGCAGCATTATCCATGGTAGTAATAGCCTGTGACCACTGTGCGTTAGCCTGTGCTACAACTAGCTGGTTCTGTGCATTGAATGTGTCACGAGTATTCTGCTGGGCAGCGTTGAACTGGCTAAGAGCATTTGCTTCACCTGCGTTAAAGCGCTCCATAGAGTTGTACTGATCATTGTTAAACTGATTAATGTTGTTCTGTAGGTTAGAGAAGAACATATCAACCTGATCATCACTAGCAGCGTTGAACTGTCTAGCAGCATTAGCAGCTGCAGTATCAGATGTATATACACTAGCTAGGCTCTGCGCTTTAAACATAGCCACTTGCTGTTGGTTACTCATGCTAGACATATCAAAGTCAAGGAAAGCCTGAGCACGTTGTACGTTAGCCTGCTGTCTGTTGTTAAGGTTAGCCATATCTAACTGTGACATAGCTGCAGCATCTGCCATGACCTTAGCGTTCTTAGCATCAAGGTTAGCAATGTCTACAGTCTGAGCCATACGAGCATTCTCTAGTGCAACCTGTTGCTCAGCTGTGAAGTTGATACGTGCTACATCAGCGATACGTGCAGCATTCTGTACACGTGACTGGAACTCTTGGTCAAACTCTATACCCAAGAACTTAGAGCGTTGCTCAGCAGCAAACATAGCAGCCTGTTGCTTGTTAGACAAGTTCTGTGCTTCAAAGCTTGCACGTGTCTGTGCATCCATCTGTGCGATAGGTAGAGCAGACTCCATAGCAGCCTGTACAATAGCTTGACCAGCCATACTTGATGCACCTAAGCCACGTGCAGCTAGTGTAGCTGTAGCAGCCCTCATAGCTCCTGCAGCCCATGCTGGTGTCTCACCACCCTCAAACTGTTCTAACAGACCTGTAAGTTGTCCCTGTACAGTAGCCTCAGTAGATGGCACACCTGTAGCAGCAGTAAAGTTAGTCTCAGCTTTAGCACGTGCAAAGTCTACAGCACTGGTTACTTCCATCTCTGGTGTGACTTCTAAGGGTGCTACACCCTCTACACGTTGTGCTCTATCTAGTTGCTCTACGCTTAAGCCCAACTGTGCTAGTTGCTGTGGACTCATAGTAGCTGCTTCTGCTAATGCTTCTGTGCTAGGCTTACCAGTTACAGCAGTAAGCTTAGACATGACACTAGCTACTTCAGCAGCAGCCTCTTTAGGTGTCATACCTGCAGCTTCAAACTCTTCTGCTAGAGGTGCATTAGCGGCTATGTTAGCCTCTGTCTGTGCAGCAGTATCAGCCAATGCAGCAGCCTGACCTGTACCTGCAGCAATCATACCCTCAGCCTTCTGTGCCTCAGAGGTAAGGGCTACATCAGCCTTAGTAGTCATAGACATAGGATCACTAAGAGCAGCAGCCTGTAGTTCTGTAGTGCTAGGTGTACCTACACGTGCTACGTTTGCACTAGCCTGTGATAGATTAGCTTTAGCTACAGTAACTTTGATCTGTTGATCGTCTACGAGCTTCTGCATTACTTCACGCTGAGGGTCATCAGCAGGAAGGTTAGACAGCTGTTGCGACAGAGAGTTTAATGTACCCTGCTCTTGAGATAAAGCAGTCTGTGCCGTGTCTAGTGAAGCTCCTACATCAGTAAGTGCTTCGCCTGCTTGTGTATACTGTCCCTGTCTGTACATGTCTAGCTGTTGAGTGTACTGCTCTTGAGCAGCAGCACTGGCTTTGTAGGGATCAGACTCTTTATACTGCTGTAAAACATTAGCTATATTAGCTGCTTCATTCTCTATGCTTGCACGTTTCCTGTAGGGAGACTTTAGTGTAGTCCCATCAGCATACGTAATAGTCCAGTTTCTACTACTACCAGTTATTTCATAGTCTGTAGGGTCTTGTGGTACGTTACCAGAGGATAGCATTTTAGTAATGCCAGGGATGTTATTCTCAGCACCTGCACCTGTTGATCCACCAGCTATCTGTTCTAGGAAGGGTGCATAGTCAGCTTCTGTTAAACCCTCAGGTGCAGTAGGTAGACCTTCTATAGGTGTATAGCTAGTAAAAGGCTGCGCACCAGTAGGCTGAACAGTAGTAGCAGGCTGACTCATATCAAACCCACCAGTAGTGTTAGGTGTGTTTTCTGCTGCTTGCGAACTCGCGCTCTCGTAATTGACTCCACCAGGTGCCTTGTCGGCATGGTATTGTGCCAACGTGTCGGGGTTTGAGTAATCATTTACAAAGGTTGTAGGAGGTGGAGCACCAGTAAGGCCACCAGGAGCATAACCCCTCTTTTTAGCCATACCGCCAGCTGCCATACCAATACGCTTCTGCGCTAGCTCAGCCATCTTACCAACACGTGCAGCAGCACCAGGTTGTGATGCTAAGAACTTAGCCTGCTCATCAGCCTGCATACCCTGCATCTCAGGTATAATCTTACCCATCTGTTCAGGTGTAAACCCACCAAATCGTTTAGCCATTATAGTAGTCCTTATTAATTACCTATCTTCATCCATATTGCAGCCCCGATGAAGGTAAACACAGCAATGGTTGTTATCTTTACAAACGTATTCCATATGCTCAAGCGCGTCTGACGCCAAGTGTCAAGCAAGCTACGAATCTCACGAATGTCTACAGCAGCTGTCTCATCCTGCAAGCCCAACTCGCGCAGGACTAACTTAGCCCCACGCTTAGCTGAACGATCTAGCATCTCTTCTAGCTCTTCTGTAGTTAACTTAATCTCTGACACTGAAAACGTTCCTTATAGGCTACGGCTTAGTAGGCCAGTCAGCATCTTCCAAGTTAGGAAAGTTAGCATGATCTGTGATGTCACGTAAAGCCTGTCTATAAGCAGTAGTTATATCATCCAATGTGTTATCTGTCAATGCTAAGTAGTCTGTTTCAGCAAGTAAAGTATCACGTTTAGCACGTACAGTCTCAGCAGCTTTAGCATCAAGGGTAGCCTGATATGCAGCCTCATGCTCAGCCTTAGTGGTAACTACATCATCTTCGTCAGTTGTATCAGCAAACATGTCTACTGCTGTGTACTCAATCATCCAGTAACCAGCGATAATGTCTTCACCAACCATGTCAGGCATAGGTGCATCATCTTCTGTGTACTGACCAATGACAGGACGTGTGGGTAGAGCATTGCGCTGTACTGTCTGATAGGCTGTAGGAGTAGGTTTAGCACCCTCTAGGACACCTACCATGCCAAACTTCTGCATGACACCCTGTGTGATGTTCTTAGGGAACGACACGTTAGGGTTATCCTTGCGTAAGTCACCGAATGTGTATGGGAACTTTGTTACTGTTCCACCGTTAATTTTAGCATACATGTTGTGTTCTCCTTTATGTACTGCCGTGTGTTATGCGATTGCGTAGAAGATGTATTCACCGCCAGATATGTTCAAGTAAGGTGATGTCCCACCATAGGCGGCAACCGTAAACCCTGCGCTATAAGGGTCTAAGTTATCGTACTGGTTATCTTCTGCCCCTGTTGAATTTAACTCTAGTAGAGGATCGTTTCCAGAGACAATACCCCTAGCTGTATCAAGTACAAACCAGTTGCCAGAAGTATCAGTTCGTTTAATCAGCACAAACCTAGCACCTGACGTAAAGCCACAGTCAATATTCTGTGCGTTTCCATCAGCCGTGTAGCTCCCCACCTTCGATATACCGGGGAGGCTTGCGAAGAGGTAGGCTATGAAAGTGTTTCCTGAGTGGTTACAGTCTTGGTTTGTGCCTAAAGTAAATTCAGTGCTAGTCGGTGCAGTATCGTTCCAAAGCGTATTACTATCAGAGGCAGCACTTGTACTAAAACGTATAAAGTCTGTTTCAGGCCTACCGTCACCATCAACATCTAAACCAGTGTGATAAACACACCAAGGGTCTACACCACTGCGCTTCTTCACCCAGATCATCTCAGGTACAACACCAAGGTTATGGCTTACAGTACGTCCTGCTGTTCCGTTACCCGTGTAGGCCACAACGTCACAGAAGTTAGGCGCACGTTTCCACATATAACCATATGCTTTATTTGAATATACAGTCCCTGTATAGGAGCCGATACCATCATTTCTATCGTTTGTGCTGTATGATCCACCTGAAACTAACTCTGCGTTTGTTGCGTTAGGTATCAACCCAACGTCAGATTTTCGTAGTCTATCATATAAATACCAACTACCACTCGTAGTTACGTCACGTCTAGACAAAAACATATCAACAGCAAACCCCGTATTGTAACTTGGTGGAGTTGGTGCAGTTGTGCTTTCGCTATCAATAGCAAACACCTCAGTCGCACTCTCAGGTGGAGCAAGAGGGCCACGGCGGATTGCCATGTAGATGAAGTCACGACTTGCTCCGTAATTGTCTACCTTAAACCCTGTAGGCGTTACTGCTATTCTGCTTGTAGCTAATTCTGCATCAGACGTGTTTGGTTCAAGTAACTTTGCGCCATCCCCCAAAGTGTCAGCAGTAAGCCCTCGCATAGTGTCAAATAAGTTCCAATCACCCCCTGTTGAACTATCTGTTCTTTTAAATAGAACCCACTGAGGTTCCCAGCCAAGATCAATAGTAGCTTCCTCACTACCATCAGTTGTATAACTACCACACTTGATAATGTCTTGGTCACCATCAGGGCCGAACTCACCGTCACCATTGTTGTGTGCGAAGAGGTAGGCAACGTATGTATGTGTACCTGATGGGAAAAAGCCATAATTACCAAAGCCAACTTGCGTGTCAGTCGCAGGGAAAGTCCAATTACCTACCCCAGCCCAAGCACTAGTTCTATGTAATTGCCCATATCCGCCAACAGTACCAGATATTGTACTTCTTACATACCAAGCCGCTGTCGTTGTAAGACACTTTTGAAACCATATTGCTGGTGCAACTCCTAAATTATGGTCAACAGTAACTTCACCGTTGGTTATAGTTACGTTAGAAGAAGTAGATGTTAGGTTATTACTTCCATCCCGAGTTATTTCAAATTCCACTATGTCAAAGAACTTAGGGGCTTTGCGGAATGTCCAACCAACATAAGTTCTAGCAGCAAAACTAGAGTTTATGTATGCGTTTTCCGCAACATCTACCCCATCCGTGTTAAATGCTATGGCTCCAGTCTCTGTTTGTAATGCACTAGTCTCACTTGGGACGAGATACTTATCTCCGCTCTGTGTTGTATCATAAATCTGAGCTGTATCGTTCTGTGATCTTGACTTAGCCCAGAACATACCACCTTCAGTAGCAATATCAATACCATTTTCTACGTTAATGGTTGCACCTGAAGTAGAGCTTTTCCACAAATAGGTATTAAACACCTCAGTAACATCAGGACCAGGTGCAAACTGGTTAGACGCTTGGCCCATTACTGTTTTAGTATTACTCATGCCAAGTTCTCCGCTGCTTTCTTACCGTAATACGTTGTGCCACCATCTGTTGTAACAAACGTGTATAACTCTTTTGTTGCTGTAGCTGTTGGTGCTGTAGCTAAGTCCCACTTTACTGAGCTAGGCCATGTGATAGCACTACCGTCACCATTAATCTCTAAAGAGAAACCTATAGCATTACCTGATGCTGGTGGGTTAGTGAACGACACAGTAGTTGCACCACTAGGGGTGAAGCTAAATGTAGTACCAGTGGATAGGTCTAGGGTTTGGGTGTATGATACTGTGGAGTATTGGTGTAAAGCATCTGCTATATCACCGCCTGCTATAAGTTTTGTCCCATCCCCGTTAAACTGAATGGCGATATCACCTGTTACCTCAGAGGATACATCTAATGTAATACTATCTGTACTACCTGTTGAAATATCCCACGCAGTTGTAAGTGAAAACTGTGTTATAATATCAGCGTTTTCAGCAACGAAGATTGTTGTGCCATCTGGTTTAAATGTAAAGTGATATGGATTAGTTAGCCCTGTGGACATGCTTTTAGAGGCATACGACGCAGTGCTTAAATCCCAAGCAGTTGTCATGTCGTACTGGTAAATCGTGTCATTACCTACACCAACGACATAAAAAGATGTACCATCTACCTTAAACTCCACATGTGCGGGTGTAGCTTCTTGAGAATTTACACTAAAGCTAACACTATCGTAACTTGCCGTAGACACATCCCATGCCGTACTTAAACTGTATTGATAAACTGAATCATTGGTCATCGCAAGAATATACATCTTAGTACCGTCAGACTTAAAATCTACAGCATATGAACTTGCTGATTGCGATGATGCCAAGAAAGATTTACTAGCATATGATGCTGTGGAAATGTCATAAGCTGTTGATAGATTATATTGATATATCGTTGCATCGGATGGGCTGGCAACATAAACTTTGCTCCCGCTGTCCCCAAAACGAAAACCTTGCATAGTACCTGTTTGGCTAAGAACACTAAAACTAACACTATCATAACTAGCACCAGCAAGGTTATACCCCTCACTTCCAGCAGTCTCAGTACCGTTACTGCCTAAATACCGTGTGGCACTAATGCCGTTCTTAATCTTAAACGCTTCCATAGATTCACTCTCCTCTATTAGCTTGCGTTATCTATTGACTTAACACCAGTGTATGTCGTGCCACCATCGTCAGTCGTGAATGTATATACGTCTGTCTCACCATTAGCAGGGGCAGCAGGTGCTACACCACCAGCCCACTCTATTGAGCTAGGCCATGTGATAGATAAATCAGCATACGCCCCTATATCGTACTCGTGTACTTCGTCAGCAGTGTTACCACAAACATACGCCTTACTACCATCAGGTTTAAAGAATAAGCCGAAAGGTATAGTATCTTGAGCTGATACGCTTGTAAAATTAACAATGCTAGAGGTAGAAACATCCCAAGCGGTTGTTAACTCGTATGTTGCTACGTCATTTCGACCATTCCCCATTACATACATAAGCGTACCATCAGACTTAAAGAATAAACCACCAACGTCATCTTCCGTGGCAGCTAAAGCATCGCTTCTAAGGTGGCTTAACGTGGAAACATCCCAAGCTGTGCTTAAATCGTATTCGTGTACACTGTTAGATGAATCACCAATCATGTACATTTTAATACCGTCATCTCTAAAGAAGATGTTTCTTACTATTGTGTCTTGGCTACTAACATCAAAACTTTGAAGATAACTCAACGTAGTTATGTCCCAAGCCGTAGTTAAGTTATATTCGTACACAAAATCAGTATGGCCAGTAAGATACATCTTAGTACCATCAGGTTTAAAGAAAAAGCCTCTTGGGGTGGTGTCTTGAGAAATTACACTTTGTTGCTGTAAATGCACGGAAGTGGAGATATCCCAAGCTGTACTTAAATCATATTCAGTTACATCATCAGCTGTACTATCTAAGACATACATTTTAGTGCCGTCAGGCTTAAAGGCAACGTCTTGGGGTTTACTTACTTTTGCGCTAACGCTAAAACTCTGAACAAATGTTGAGCTTCCGATAAAGTCCCAAGCGTCATTGTTAGCTGCGCCACCAGTAACCTCTAGCTGAAACGCTTGCACATCCCCAGCATTACTAATCGTGTATGTCGTATTAGCAGCTAGTGTGTCATCAAAGTAGTTGCCTGTGCTTAGGTCAATGTCACTTGATGTAATACTACCTACTGTAACCTTGGTATCCTTGCCTACAGCGACAGGGCCATTCACTACGAAGTCTTTATTGTTTGACATCTACTTCACCTTCCATAGTTGCCTCTTTACGTTTAGCCCACCAAGCTTTCCTAGCTTCTGACTGTTTTCGTTTAGCATCTTCTGAGTGTCTACGGCCTTTACTTGCGGCACTTATTCGTTTTCTAGTCTCCTCAGACACCGCTACACCGTATCTAGGATTATTAGAGCCTGTATTGTTTTGCGACATAAGCTCTAACGTTTCAGGTTTATGCTTTCTACCCGACTGAGACTTAGACATTTTAGCACGAGTCTCTTCCGTAATCTCTCTACCAATAGAACCTCTATTACCTCCGACAACAAAGTTTAAACACGTTGGGTCTTCTAACACTCGTTCAGTAACTACAAGAGATTCCCAAAGTAAACACTCATCGTATGTACCCATAAACAAAACATCACGTACCCAATCCTCAGGGTCTTTACACTCTGTCTTGCGTCTTCCACCAAACTTCTTGTTAAAAAGTACACCACTGCCTGAGTAGTTGTCCTCAGGATTACCCCGATGTATTCCTCTATAGAACTCTCCAGTGGACTTTCTTATCCACTGATAGCCAAACGCCTCGTGTCCCATTATTTTGCACCGTTTATAGCTTGTACAGCTTGGTATGTAGTGCCACCGTCTGTCGTGTTGAATGTTAGTACGTCTGTTTCACCTATAGCGGGTGACGTAGGTGCTGTACCGCCAGACCACTGTAGGGTGCTGTCGTATGTGATGGTGGCTGGTGTAGCTGAGTTGTATTGGTAGATCACACCACTTGTAGGTAGAATGTACATAATCTTCCCGTCTGCTGAGAAGTTTATTGATCTTGGGTTTGACAGAGAAGGGTCATAACTTATACTAGCATAAGAGCCTGTTGCTAAATCCCATGCAGTAGTTAGCGCATATTGATAGACTTTATCATCAGCTAGATTACAAACAAATAGTTTATCTCCTGAGTCATTAAAGGCTATGCCATAGTGGCTACTGCCTTGACCTGTAAGCGTTAAACTTTTACTGGCATAACTTGCGGTAGATACACTCCATGCTGTTGTCATATTGTATTGAAACACTTTGCCGTTGTTACTTGAGCAAACGTAAAATGAAGTACCGTCAGACTTGAAGTACAACTCAGCGGGGCCACTAGTCTGTCCACTTATTGACAAACTTACGCTGTTATACGAAGCGGTGGATACATCCCAAGCAGTGCTTAAATCGTATTCAAATACAGCATCACCAACGTCACCACAAACATACATTTTAGTCCCATCTGATTTAAAGAAGAGACCTGCAATAGCTGTTTCCTGAGATGTAACACTAAATGATTTACTATCGTATGTTGCTGTTGTAATATCAAATGCGGTAGAGCATGTGTATTGATATACAGTGTCGTTTTGGTTGCCGCCTAGATATAGCTTTGTACCGTCTGACTTGAAGAACAAAGTATTTACACCCGTATCTTCACTTGAATCAAAAGTCTTGCTCTGACTGGACGCATTAGCTATATCGAAACCAGCAGAGCCAGCCCCTTCCAACAACAACGTAGCACCACTAGATGTCCCACTAGCAGCAGGGTTGGTTAGTGTTACCTGTACGTCAGACGTTGGGGTGTAGTCAAAGACTGAACCTGTGGATAGGTCTAGGGATGCTGTGGTTTGAACTGTGGAGTATTGGTAGATGGTGTCATTAGTAAGGCCGACTACATACATCTTAGTACCGCTATCACCAAAGACTAGCCCAAACGGGTTTGTCTCTAGGCCAGATACATCTAAAGAAACATCATCGTAAGAAGCTGTTGAAACATCAAATGAGCTAGACAGGGAATACTGGTACACGGCGTCAGCAGTCCTACCTGAAATAAACATTTTGTTACCATCTGTGCTAAAGGCCAAGCTAGAAGGCTGAGTATCCTGTGTTTCGACACTAAAGCTCTTTGATGCGTAGCTACCCGTTGATAAATCCCAAGCAGTGCTTAACGTGTACTGGAATACCGTCCTAGGGCTAGTCCCTACAATAAACACAGAAGTGCCGCCGTCATTGAATTTTACAGACTGGTTGCTGGCCTGCTGTCCACTAACTGTTAAACTTTTTGATGCGTAGGATGCAGTACTTAAATCATAACTTGTTGTTAAAGTATATTGATATACTGCTGTAGTTCCTGAAACGTAAAGAACAGAGCCATCTGGCTTAAAGGTAAGATCAGTAGCAACTGTTGTCTGAGGCGTAACGCTCAAAGATACGTTATCATAAGATGCCGTGCTAACGTCAAAGGCCGTACTAAGTGTATACTGGAAAACATTATCATTCGTATTTCCAGTAATGTACATCTTGGTTCCATCACTATTAAATGCGACACCTGTTGGGTTAGCGTCCTGACTAGCAACACTAAAACTCTTACTATCATAACGGGCAGAGCTAAGACTATATCCCACACTACCAGACACAACTGTACCCACAGCCTCGTGATAGACCGTGGGTTGAATACCATTCTTTACTTTGAAGTCTTTATTGTTTGACATCTACTTCACCTTCCATAGTTGTCTATACATTCTTACAGAGTAATAGCTTTAACTGTAAACGCTGTGCTATTAGTGCTTGCTGGTGTAGCTAGGATACGGACGTTACCACCAGAGATGTCTACATCAAACGTAGCCAACGCAGTAGCAGTATTAACCTGTGCATACTCAGTAGCTACAGCAGTAGTGCCATCATGTGTGATAAGTATCTCAGTAATGCTACGCTCAGTGGCTACAGAGTCGTGCATAGTAATGACAACTTTAACACCATCATACGTTGTTGCGTTATAAGATGCAACAGTTACTTGCGTTGTAGCAGTAGTAGTTTGTGTCTGTACGTCGAAGGCTTCTACTACAGCGTTAATCCAAGCTGAACCGCTCCACTGTAAAAACTCACCAGTAGATGCACCCGTAATAGTTACGTTACCAATGTCATTCAGTGTGTTAATGGTAGGGATACTAGCGAAGGTTACGTTACCTGCACCGTCTGTCTTGAGGAACTGTCCTGTTGTACCATCAGCTACGGGCAGTGTGAGTGCTGTAGCAAAGCCTGCAAGGTTAGCATCGTAAGCCTGTACAGTAGAGCCAATGTCACCTGTAGCTACAATACCTGCTTCTGCTAGAGTGTTGTTTACCCACTCAGAGCCACTGTACTTCAGTAGCTCTCCTGCACCTACAGAAGTAATGGTTACATCAGTGAGAGCACCCACTGTGGAAGCTAAAGCTGACTCCTTAGCAAGAGGAATCCCGCCCTGTGTGGAACCATCGTGTACGACTACTGTATTCTTTGTTGAATCAATAGTTATTTCACCAGCTGCACCTGTAAAGGTAGAATGCTCTGATGTTGTGCCTCTACGGCGTTGTATTTGAGTTGACATTTATAATGCTCCGTAATCTGCCGTGGAAGTCGGTGAGTTGTTGATAAACCCGTAGTCACCTACAGTAGCGCCTACAACACCAGCAAGAGTTACTAGGTTAGTATAAGTCTCTGCTGCTTTCTCTGAGTAATGTAAAGCAGAGAAACCTACTGTTGTGTTGTCAGAGAGTGTGTACTGTGAGTCTTCTGGGTTAATAGCAAGCTTCTGTGCATCTGCTGCACTATCTGCTGCGGCGGTTGCTGAACCTAGAATGCTATCTACATATGTTTTATTAGTGAGGTCAGAACCTGTAGTCGGCGCACCAGCACCTGTTACTTTATTGCCACCCATAGCAATAGCACCAGTCATGGAGCCACCTGATAGGGACAGCTTAGTTGCGATGCTGTTTGTTAGAGTAGTATAAACATTGTCATCGTCATTGATAGCTGCAGCAATCTCATCAAGGGTATCTAGCGTAGCAGGAGCACCACCAATGAGGTTGTTAATAGCTGTGTCTACATAATTCTTGGTTGCAGCCTGTTGTGCAGTAGTCGGATCTGTTACGTTGTCTAGTGTAGTGTTAGTAAAGTCTGCACCACCGTTAACTGTCAAGTCACCACCGATAGTGACGTTACCTGTAGTAGTAACGCTCTTTAGGTAGCTGTCACCCCAGTAAGCAGAAGCACCACCAAGTGCATTAACACCGTTAGTTGTAGGTACGAGAGCAGTAGTGATCTTAGCGTTAACCGCTACAGTGTTTGTATTAGAAGAACCGATGATAGTGTTACCATCAATAGTAGCATCACTATCAAACGTAGCATTACCTGTTACATCCAAAGTACCAGCAAGGTCAGCGTTAGCACCTGTGAAGGTTACTGCAGTAGTTGTTCCACTCTTAAGTGTAAGGTTACCTGAGTTGCTTGTAAAGGTAGCATAAGTAAGACCGCCATCTTTAAGTGCTACATCACCGCCATCAGCATCTAAGTTAATGTTACCAGCTACGTCAAACAGCAGGTTACCAGCAGATACAGTATACTCATTGTCTGTAATAGTGGTGTAGTCATTATCACCAATACTTACTGTGTCAATGAAGGCTGTACCGTCTACGTAAACATTCTTGAACTCCAATGAAGAAGTACCAAGGTCAATATCGTTATCTACTACAGGTACAACAAGACCGTCTTGGAAGCGTAACTGCTCAGTAGATACATTAGATACTTCAACAAATACACCAAAGCGATTATCTACTTGGCTTACCTGTATTTTATTCAAGGCATCTAGGTCAGCAATCAGAGGTACGTATGAACCCTCGTCAGATGTACCGTCATGCTTATGGCCTGTAGTTCCCGTAGTGCTGTGTGCAAAAGCATCGCGTAGTTTGTTGTACTCTGAGTTGATAGGCGCTGCACGTACTACAGCGGTAGGTACAATGTCTGCAACAGATTGGCGTGTATAGCCTGACATGTTTTATTCCTCTCTTAGCGCCTGTCACCAAGGCCGTATGTTAGTGTAATAGCCTGAATAGTATGACTAGGTTTTGTATTGTTTGCAACGTAGCGAACTGAGATGGACTTAGCTGAGCCTGATATAGTCGTACTCTCTACAGGTGATGGGTTGCCATCGTAAATGTCTGTGGTGTCGTAGGTAGCTTTATCGTAGTAAGCTGCAGCGCCTGCAGTAGACAACGTATAGTCAGGCCCAATAGTTACGGAAGGGTTACTGTAGTCATAATCAACAGCCATGTTAACCGTTACTTCACCCTCTGAGCGCATGTACGTATCAATGTCATAGAAGGACTTACGTACTGCAGGGTCATCCATGTAATAGAAGGGAGTCTGGAATAAGCTAAAGATGTCTCTACCATCAAAGTCATTACCTACTTCTTGACGGAAAACATAACCAACACTATCTCCATGTATCACAAACTCTTCATCACCAATGTAGCCACTGTCTGCACAGTAGGCTGATACACCTACTAGCTGGCTAAACTCAAAGCCTGCGCCACCCTGTCCACTGCGCCGAATAGCGCCAATAATACCAAGTGAGTCTTGATTAGTAAAGAATAAACGAAACTGTGACTTCTTTTTTAGTACTACAGTAGTCATTGTAGCAAGATCTTCGTTAGCTGTGTAATCCTCAAAGATAGACTGGATAGGCTTAGACAGCGTAGCTAACTCAATATCACCAATGCGGTCAGTACCAGTTACAGGGCGAATACCATCAGGTGCTAAGAAGAGTATCTCACCGTTAAACTCTGCTACACTATCTGGGGCAACACAACCAAGGTTAGCAGTAACTGTTTGTAGGGTGAAGTCAGCAATGTTATTACCCACTAAGCGTTTAATGTTATTACGCCCAAAGATATACATCTCATTACGGAATGTCTTAAGCTGAACAACCTCAAAGCCTACGTTAATAACGCCAGCACCAGAAGCAGGTGTCCAGTCATTCTCATTTACGGGGGCGCTAAAGTAAAGGTTGTAAGGCTCAGAAGGATCACCAGCTAGAAATAAATGATTGTTAAATGCTGCAACTAGGCTGGGTGCGCTGGGCGCTTGACCCGTGTTAAGCTGAACATGTGTAGTACCATCCCATGTAGATGCAGAGTTAATACCATCAGCCATAGCAAACTTAGGAGCACCCCAGTTAAAGCTTTCAAAGCGTACCTTAGATACACCAACCATAGTAGGAGAACCTACGCTAGTAACAGCATCCCAAGCTTCCGTAGTGTCGTTCCACTTATGGAGGTAGTCATTACCTGCATCAGGCTTACGTGCTGCAAAGATACCATCATTAATATCAGCAGATACGTGTACACCTAGCACAGGAGTATTAGCTTCACCAGGTACTTCACCGTATGTGTTGGCATACCCTGAGATACGTCTATACCCGCCGTTCAAGGCAGGCTCATAGTTAATCAGACGTAATGCTGACCCCGGCATCTGACCGCCCTGTGTAAGCGGATCTTGGTTAACCACCAAGCCACCCATACAAGGCGTAGCAAAGGTACGTAGGTTATCAGCCATTAATTAGTACCAGTCTGCTTGTTGAAGTATCTACCTGCTATTACAGAGGATCTAACGTATAAAGGTAAGTCAAGAAGTAAACGGCGCATGTTATCCATACCATCCTCAAACTTCTGCTGGTGTAATGCAGCACTCTGTTCATTGGCACGGAAGCGCATGAGATACATAACCGCACCATCAACTATCACGGTATTAAAGCGATCAGGTACTATGCACTCATCGTTATAAGAGATTAGGTCACTAGGGTATGACCAGTAGCGATACTCTAGCTCATAGGCATCATCTGGTAGCGGTGTGATACCAAACTTCATGTCCTGCGTCTGGTAAGCAATGTTAGGTATACTATACCCATCTACACCACTAACATCTTCACCTGAGCGGTACTTACGAATGTAGTCCTCATAAGTGATCACAGATAATCTAGCAGGTGTATTACCCTTAGAAGATAAACGCTTAAGGTAGATAGTGTCCCAGTCAATCTTAGAAGCATCTGAGGCAAAGTCATACACACCTATACCAGGGGTAAGGGTTTGCGTATATGTTGTAAGTGTAAAAGGCCACTCTTGACTATTCTGCAGTAACTCACGTATAGCAGAGTTAATTCCGTCCTTAGCTAATGCCTGTAAGTTACGAGCATCACTAAAGCCATCACCACCAATATCAAGTTCAACTTCATTGACACGGCGTAATGCTTGATTAACTAAAGATACAAAGTTAGCCATAGAGACATCCTAATGATAAGTGTGCCGAAGGGCCAGCCTCGTAAGAGACCAGCCCGACAGACTAAGTGATTTAGGCAGCGTTGTAACGTGCTGTGATAAGTGCCTCTGGACGCAGAATCTTGCGGCCATAAAGGTGCATACCACGAACAATGTCAGCAAAGCTATCTGGGTCACGGTAGTTCTCAACTTTGTTGATCTGCTCAGCAGAAGCAACAGCATCGTCCTGACCAGCTACGATAACACCGTAGTTAGCGTCTTGTGCAGTTGTACCAGAAGTACCAGCACCAGTGCCTTTAGCAGGCAATGCGTTGGACACATAAACACGGAAGCCGTGAATGTTGTTCAACACCAGACCGTTTTGCAGACCTGAACCACCGAAGTCACCATTCAACATACGTGAATCTTCGTCTTTCAGCATTTCTACAAACACTGGGTCAAGAACAACCCAACGACCACGTGCGTCTACATTCTGTGTGTCCATCTTACGAGCCATACGTGCAAGTACAGTCAAAGGGGAAACAGTTGTAGCTGACAGGGCAGTTGCACCTGGCAAACGTGGTGCCAATGGTACGGAATCACCTGCAGTAGCTGTACCAGAGATGGTCAAGTTACCGAAGTCAGTTGCGTCCAAGTGGTTTGCAGTGAGTAATTCACCAGTCAAGTTACCTGCTGTTGGATGCTGTGCGTCACCAGATGTACCAGTGATGTAAGCGCCTGCAGTTGTGTGACCTGAGAGGTACGACAGTACGTCTGTGTCCATTGCGTCTGCCATTTTATATGCAGCACGATCAGCGGCCAAAGATGTGAAGTCTACGTTTGCAAACTGCTCTTCAATGTCATCCATTTTGAAAGCAAAGTAGTTAGCTTTGTCAATGGTGAGCGAGAAGTCAGAGTCATCAAGCTTCTCTACTGAGATACCTGTGTGACGCTGCAGAGCGTTGACTGTTACGTCTGGCTCTTTTTGGATGCGAACAGTGTCGCCTTGGTTTGCAATCTCACCGAAGTAAGAGTTGTTAGTGATTGCGTTAGTAACAGCAGAGCGGCGCAGTGCGATCTGTGCTTGTTTGGAGTAGATAATCGGGGAAAAGTTCCCGTCAAAACCACCACCAGCGGTTCCAATAGCCATAATAATTCTCCTTTATAGATATGGCGTGAGATTTAGACACTACATATCCACATTAAAAGAGGCTCGTTGTATTAGGGTAGTCAGCTGTGTTATCAGGAGGGCCATCCTTCAAACGCTGGGCCTATACTCAGAGGTAGTTCTTCGTGTGGCTAGTGCTTAGTGAAAAGCATGTACAAGCAGTTTATGCCTGACAATGTACATGCCTATAGTTTTACTTACGATACAAGCATTGTCAACTTATTTCTTTGATACATCGTAAATAAACTTACCAGAGCGCTGAGCATCAAAGATCTCATCCATGCGCTTCTCGTATTCCTTGATAGACATTTTAGCTACCTGCGACTCAGTGATATACTTAGATGAATCATCTGTGTCGGGTGCTACACGTCCTTTAGCTTTGACTGAGGATGCAGCTGCTTTATCAGAGCTAGACACCTTCTTAGTCTTAATACCTTGATCTGACTTATAAAGATCAATAACTCGTGCAACAGATTTAGCATCTTCGCTGTTCTCATACAGAGCATCCTGTACTACTTTAGGCTGCTTCTCTGCCCAAGAGTGGAACGCATCATCAGCACGAATCTCTTGGAAGTCTGGGTGAAAGGACAATAACTCTGCTTCTGCCTTCTCACGCTTAGCTGTTGTACGTAAAGCTTCAATCTCTTTTAAGCGCCCGTCAAGCTCAGATGAACGTTCACTAGCTTTCTTATCAGCAATAGCCTCTACGATACCTGCAACGTCTGGGTACTTCTTAGCCCAAGCCTCTACTTCATCTTCTGACTTAGGTAGTACAAGCTCATTCTTTGTAGCCGCATCAAGCTGAGAAGTTAGCTTATCAAGCTGTGCCTGAAACTCTTTCTCTTTCGCTTGAGTGTGACGCCGTAGATCACCGTAACGCTTCTTGAAGTTCTTCTCTTCTGAAGTTAGATCTTCATCTTCTTGTGCTTTAGCTTGTGGTTCTTCTTCTTGTTTGGAACTACTCTCTGCCTGAACTTGGGGTTCGCTAGACTCTGAGCTATCGGGTTCCGCTTCAACAGCTTCTTCTTCTGTTTCATCTTGCGTTACCCCTGCTTGCTTGAGCAGTTCTTTTAGTTCAGCCTCATCACGTTCTACACGAGAAAGGTTACGCTTATGGGACAATGAGTCCGTTTGAATGGCTTCCGACATTTATTACTCCTTATGTTGGGGCCAGCCGTAGCTGGGTAGCCTTATAGTTATATGGTAGTGGGGGATAGTTTGGTTTAATCAAAGTAGCCAGACTTACTTCCTGCTGTGCTACCTCTCTTAGTTTGCGCTCCAAGTCCATCAGCCTTATTTCTCTCGGCTGCTTCATCTGCACGTTGTACGGTGTCTTTGAAAGGGTCTTCTGTTTTATCTCTATACATAGAACCTGCTGCACTAGCTTTAGCGCCTGCTTCGTCTGCTGCACGTTGTCTTTTTTGCTGGCCTTTCTTAGCAACATCAAGGCTAGTACGGACAGCTTCGTCTATTTTAATCTGCTCATTAGCTGCTTTAACTTCTGCTGTTTCTGCAGCTGTTGCAGCTGGGGTGTAACCTGCCTCAGGTGTATAGCTGTAAGGTTCTGTTACACCTGGAGCATCAGTCATAGCTGCTTCTACTTCAGCAGGGGTCATTACAGGAGGTGCTGCAGGAGGTGTTACCTCAGGCTTCTTAGCTTCTTCTGTCTTACCAAACAGACGCTCAAACAAACCAGGCTGATCTGCAGTCATAGTCTCTGTAAGATCTGTATAGAAAGCCTTTTGCTTAGCATCTAAGGAAGGATCTTCCATACGGCGTTCAAGCTCTTGAGTGACTAGCTTTGATTGATGCCACGTAGCTGCTTTAAAGGCCATACCCATAAGAGGGTTAAGCATACCTAAACCTAATGAGATAGCGGTTCTACTTGTATCTTTTTGTGCGTCAACTAGATCACGTAACTCTGCTGCTGACAAACCTTTGTAGTCGATAGGCTCAGGGTCTGTTGCGATAGGGTCAAAACCGCCATCGTCACCACTATCCACAGCTGCTTTAGCTTCACTAGGTACAGCCTCGGGAGTATACGGAGAGTAGCCATCAGGTACTGCGCTCATAGGCATACCATTGAAGAACAGGATAGTAATGATATTGCCTGCAGCGTTACTGTACTGGCGCTGCTCCATACCTGTGCCTAGGTAGTTCTCTTCTGTTAGGGGGAGGTCACCTGTATCAGCAAAACCACCCTCAGCATATCCAGATATGAAGCCACCCTTATTCATCATAGGTTGTTCTGGCTCACCGTCATCAATTATCTGTAGTTCAGAGATGTCAAACGGAAGTTCGTCACCACCCATCTCCATGCCTGTCTCACCAATAGGTTCACCACCGATACGGCCATTAGCTTCCATGGCATTGAAACCCGTCTTAGCTTCTGTGCGTAGATCCTCAAAGAACTTAACACCAAAGAAGCGTACTACATCAGCAGGTACAACATACTCGCCTTCACTCAGTTGAGCAGGGATGTCATCACGTACCTCTTCTGGTAAGGAGCCTGTTGGTACTTCATTGCCTGACACAGGATCTACACGCTCACCTGCGTCACCGAAGGCCATTTCCATTTGTTCATCCATTACTGCTCCGCCCTCGTTAAATAATCTAAGTTTGCCATCCTTGGTTCTAACAGCAAGTTGTTTTAGTTGTGTTTTAGTCGGTTTTTTTACACCTTTAGCTAAAACCAATGGGCCTACTTGAATAACCTCATCTGCCTCAAAGACAGGAAGCCCTGTATTCTTATCATAGAAGTTACTTTGCCTGTAGGGGTTCATACCTACTTGTGTCCACTCAGGGTCAGATAAAAGGTTACGTGCCTGTTCCTGCAAGGTATAAGGATCTTCTGGCACATAGTCACCATATACACGAGCGATAGTAGCTTTACCCATAGGTTTTTCTGGAGTGTCTGTTCCTGCTTTAGCACCTCTTAAACGTGCTTTACCTCTAGCAATATCTAAGGCATCCTGTGACTCAGAACCGAACTTAATGTTTTTAAGGCGAACAGCTTGACCATAACCTAGTACAGAACCTTTAGCATCATTCTTTCCATCGTGAATAGATACAACCCAAGTGTCATAGTTGTTGTACGCTGGTATGTCCAACCTAGAACCTACACGAGTACCTGCAGGGATGTCAAAGCCCTTTACTCCTACAACACCTGTCTTTTGTACCTTTTTACCTAAAGAGCCTGCTACCTGTGCAACGGTGGGCATTGATGGCATAGTCTCTGCTGTGTACATAGAAGTAATAGGTAGATCTTCTTTGATTATAGCACGAGCTTCTTTAGATGTAATGTTTCCTTGATATAGATCTTCTGCAGCGGCTTTAGCTGCTTCTGTATTTGCCTGACGTTTATTCTCTGGTATCTTATTAGCCTGTTGCCATGCCGAAAGAGCTTCATCACTTTCTAAGATAGAGGCTGCTTCTGCTACATCATCTTGCTTAGGCTTTAACCTAACATTTCCTAGACCAGAACCCATAGCGTTAGGGTCAACCTCTACACGCTTAGCTACGTCAAATACTTCTTTAGCACCTTTCTTGATGGCTTTAGCAGCAACGTCACCTATACCAGGAACAAGACCTACAAGAGCCGCACCGCCCAGCGCACCCGCTAAGTAATAGTTAGGCTCATCTTTCTGTAGTTCATCATAGACTTCCTTAGCCGCCATAACGTCACCAACAATAGGTGTCATCTCAGCAACAAAAGTAGCAGCATCCTTAAAAGATACCTCTGGAATGTCTACTGCCAGTTTCTTACCTTCTGCAGCCCAACCCAGTGCCTCTTCTGTTTGTTGGTCTAAGTCAGCCATTCACATAATCCCTCAAGTACTTAAGTTGTCTCAGCGCTTTGATAGCACCTTGGTGGCGGTATATCTCAGCAGTATCTGAGAGATTCTCCATACTTCTATGGTTTCCTGAGATGCGATCCTCAAGCTCTTCAAGAAACGCATCCCATACTTCTTTATCGTTAACTATTCGCTTAAGCGACATTGCCACTAAATCCTTGCTCACCTGGTGTTGGTGCTGTACCCATACCTATCTGACCACCGCCACCACCTGATGTGTCCTGTACGCCGCCCTGAGGGCTCTGTGGTGCCTGTTCCTGTCCTTCAGGTGCTGGGACACCCTCTGGCCCCATGGGTGGCTGTGCTGGCTGCTGAAAGCCTTTGAGGATCTCAGCTTGGATAGCAGCGTCCTGCATGGAGTTAGTAACCTTGTCTGGGTCAAGATCCATAGACTTAGCAATCTCACGAATGACGTAATCCATCTTAGCAAAGGGAGCTAGTACTGGGTTCTGTGCAACCTGCAAGAACTGCATCAAACGCTGTGACCGTACTTCGTTAGCCATCAAGCTCTCTGTACCAGACGCATGTACTTCTAAATCACCACGAATAGACTCATCGAAGTCAAACTGCATGTTAAATGCAAAGAAGGACTTACCTAAGGGACGAATCAGATAGTCATCTACGTTCTTAACTACAGTACGAATACTGCCATTAGCAGCACTCATAAGCATAGAGATACCAGAAGCAGTACGCCCTACACCACTAACACCTGTCTGACCATGCGCAAAGCTAGGGAAGCCAGTACTCTCATCAGCAAGTACTCGTGCTTTATCAAAGAGTTGCATGTTCTCTTGTGCTACGTTAGGGAACTTGGTGCCGAAGATGGCCTGCCCTGGAGCACCACCTTGGCGGCGGAACACCTTGCCGGGATACACACTTAAGTCTTGGCCCGGTACAAGGTTAGTCTCGTCTACTTCAATGATCAGGTTACCAGATAGAGCAGCGTTGTCAATAGCCATACGCATAAAGCCATTCATCAACGTCTGTGTATCATCCATGTTCTCAGCAATACCTACACCAAAGAAGGAGTAAGGGTTATGCTCATATGGTACGGCGTAGTATGGAATACGTGTAGGCTTGAATGGGTTAAGCACAAAGCGTAGTACTTCACCGTTACAGATCCACACGTTACAGTTTACTTCATCAAACTCCTTGAGTGCCTTAGGAATAGATACACCATGCTCTTCTAAAACATCTGTATCCACAAAGCCCCAAAACTCTAGTACTTCCCAACGCTCAGAGGATGGCTGTGTGTCATCATCCTCCATACTCATTTCCCAGTATTTCTGAACGTAGTTTGGCCCCTTATCAACTGCCATACCAATAGAGTCATCCATAAAGTAGGGACGCCCTTTTAAAGCACGTAGTTGTGTGCGTGACATCTTGTGACGCTGCACTACATACTCTGCATCAGTCATAGACTTAGCTTCTGGGTCAGGATAAAAGTCCCATACAGAAACATGACTACACTCTGGAACTGTCTTAACTAGAGGGTCATACTCACCTTCTTCATTCCAGTTAGGATACTCCTTATCTACAGCAAATGGGCCTTTCATAACACCCGTGCCAAGTAGAGCCATCTCAAACGCCATAGAGCGTAAGTGCGTAGAAGCGCCAGACTCTTGTAGCTGATCGTGGATCTTCTTCTCCATCTTCTTAGCTGCTATCAATGCAGGATGGAAAGTGACTGTTGTAGGGGAAGTACCGTCACCTTCCACAATCCTATCAGACACAGACTCTAGCTTGTTAGCTACAGGGCCAAGGCGCTTAGATAGATCAACAAGAGTTTCACCAGGCTGTAGCTTGTTTTCACCGTCAAGCAGATAAGGCTTAGGAGAAGGCTGTTGTGTTACAGGATCAAGAGCCTTACCTGCAGCAGCAGCGTTAGGATCTACATTGATATGCAAAGACTCAGCTACGCCATCAGGAAGTACAGAGGGATTAACCGACAGAGGGAACTTGTTATTACCAAATAGTACGTCTACGATCTGACCATATGCTGCAAGTGTCTTAGTCTTAGTAACCTTAACAAACACACGAGACTTTTCTGTGTCAGTGAACTGTACGTCCTTGCTATATAGGCCACGATAGTTGCGATAAGCTTTAAGCCACCGCTCTTCGTCAGCATAACGTGAATCCTCAGAACGTTTGTAACGATCTTCAACGAAAGATATTACGCTAGATTTAGCCTCAAAGAT